TGATTTTAACACTTTTTTAAATATAATTATATATGTTTGTATATATTAAAAATTTAAACCACCCTTGTCAAATTCATCACAGAAGCTAAAGACTTCTGTGTTTTCTTTGACGGGTCATATAAACTCTTTTCTTTAAATAATTTGTCTGGGGCCCATACTTGAAAATCATGGAGAACTACCCTTCCAGTGGAGGGAGTGAAGACCCATGAAGCCCACCAATCTTTAGTCGGTGGGTAGTTCAATAGATGGGTAGTTCGTTAAGATCCAAAAACACCATTACCTATTATCACCTTACCGTCTTTAAATTTAACAGGATTAAAGTCTTTTTTGGTAACTGATGGAGGCAATGATTCAGATTTTTGTTTTTTGAATTTCTCTCTCTTCGGATCGATTTTAGTCTTTTTCCTATCATTGGATATTTCCTCCCTTACATTCGTTCTATCTTTTAATTCCGGTCTAAATTGCTCTATTACTGTTTCCGGGACAAAATAAATTATCATACCTTCTCTCACTGATAAGGGGTTTTTTATATTATTTAAATTACAAAGAAAGTCTACAAAATCTGGTGTTCCGTATATATTTTCAGAAATAATATCCAATCTCATTTCTTCTTCTCTACTAACTTTATACTTTCTTCTGTTTATAGCGAATGAAGATTTATTAAAAACAAATATCTTTTCCGTTAAATCGTAGAGTTCGTCTTGATTTTCCCTTTGTAAGTTATCTAAATTTAGTAGTTTCATTTTAAGTTGATACGCTCCTATTTTCAGCTCCCGTTATTGGATTATTAGTTGAATTTTCCCCACTATCGGTTTTCCCTACCTTACCTTGATAGAAATCTGTCTTAAATTTTATAGAGTTCTTTTGGTATTGTCTCCCAGCTCCAATGTTAAATTTATCAAATATCTCTTGAATACCTAAAGATCTAGCTGATTCTAAAGAATAACTAACTTCTATTCTTGTTGGTAAATCATTAAATCCTAAGGTATTTCCAAATTTTACTGAAGTATTTTTACAAACCATATCCCCAGAAGAAAAAAATGGGTTTTTAGGATTACCAACCGTAACATGCCAGGGAGCAGAAGAAGCTCCTGTCGATTGTGGTATTATTTTAGCGAATTGTATTCTGTATTTAGCTAGTGAACTTTTTGAAATTGTTCCTAAAGCACCGGCTAAACCATCAGTTAATGTTTCTTGTAGTTCACCTGAATCTATTACTTCCTCTACTTTTTCCTTAGCCTTCTCGAAACCATCAAAAGCTTTATTTACTATACTCTCAACCCCATCAATCACACTTTCTAAGACTATTTTGACCGCTTCTACCCATTTCCCCTCTTTATATTTATTGAAAAATTTATTTATTTTTCCACCACCAGATTGTGATATAAAGAAAACCGACTGAGAAGAACTAAATCTAAGTATATTCTGTAATATATCCATAAAAACAATAGTAGGATCTGTTCCATTAATAAACTTCATTTCATAAACACTTTTTATCTCGAACTTAATAGTTGAACTAATTGAGTTTGGTTCTCTGTATGCAGCGCTAGCTAATGCGTTTGGATTTCCTTTAAACAGATTAGTTGCATCAAAGTTTGAACCCTCTTGAAAATTACCTCTTTCGTCTTCGTCACCTAAAAGCGCATTTACAATTTCCTGTTGGATTGATTCACCAACACCACCAAGGGGGAATTTTTCTGCTAAACCACTACTTAACCCCCCGATTTGTTCTGAAATATCTACTCCAGTAGATTTTGCGAAAATATCATTAAATAAATCTGTTAAATCACCTAAGGGGTCATCACTATTTGCGTCTGTAGACCACCCTTCACCTAAAGAAAAATTAAAAAAATCATTCTGGTCGTCTTTAATCCAAGATACAATTGTGGAAAGTGGTGTTTGACTGGTATCTGTTAAGTCATTATCTACCGGAGAAGGGAATCTTCTCGATATTATTAATCTATTATTTGGATATACTCCAAAATCTCTTAGATAAGCGAAATCCGAAGGTTTTAATTTCATTGACTTCAACCTGGGATCGTTTGTGTAATCTATTATACTATTAGTGGATATATCATATAAGTCATCACCAAAATTATCAGATTGGTGTTTTTTGCTACCTTTTTCGTTATCAACACCATTAGTTACTGTTTCTTCTTCAGTTGATATGTCTTTATTTTGGTCTTCTTTAGATGTTGATATAGTGGGTCTGTAATAAAATTTACTACCATTAAATATGGAATTATACTGACCCGTGAATGAACTTGAATCAGGATCACCGCCAGTATCAGAGGTATATTGAACTTTTTGTCTTAAAGCTTTAGTAAGACCTAAAGGAGATGCCATACAATTTATTTTTTTTTAGTAGTCTTTTATAATCTGGGAGTGTGAAAATTTATTTAAATTTTCCAACACTTCAAATAATCTTTCTTGGTCAGATACAAACTCATCATAAAATAAAAGAATATTGAAATTATTATCTTCTAATATCTTTTTTAAGTTTAAGAGTTTTTCTATAGAAAATTCATCTTCAAAATCAGGGATAAAATAAACATCTTTGCCTTTTTCGATTGCTTTTTTTACTTTATTAAATATTACAATTTTAAGGAACATTTTGTCACTCTCTCCCTCCATTTCTTCCTCTTTTAATTTTTTTAAATCTATCACATATTTATTTCTAATTCTATTTACTTTAAAATATTTATAGACTTTTTTTCTTGTTTTCGTGTAAACTACACAGAAATTAATTTTATCCATCAAAAAAATTTATTTTCCTTATATATTTTCAGTAACCGCCCACCAAGCAAATTTTTAGATACATTCATTTTAACCCAGAATTTTAAAGATTCATATCGGTAGTAATTTTCAAATTGTAATTGAATTGTTCATTACCCTGAAGACTATAAGTTCCATATTTATTTTTAACAAAGGTTTTATCGGTTTTTTGAAGATCTTTATTTTTTCTTTTAGTTTCTTTTTTTGTTGATTTTTTATACTCTATAGGTTCTTCTGGATACATTTTTTTAAATAACTCAGGGTAATTTTCATACAAAAAAGCTTTCTTTTTATCACCCTTTAACTCTTCAGAATCCCCGCTAACTTCTTTTTGTTGTTCTACAACTTTAACACTAGTTTTTCTATTTACCATGGAAGTGATTTTTTTTCAATGGATTACTACATTATTTATATATATTAAATTAAAGTATTAATATAGTCTAACTAATGTCAATTTCTAAACAGGTATTAAAAAAAGCAACCGGGGCTCTAAGGGATAAATTCGTGGACTATTTCTATGATCCTTTAATTAAAGGGTCAAGTGAATACGGATTGGATTCGGATAATAAGATTCTGAGTTTTTTAGCCCAGATTGGTCACGAATCAGGTGGTCTTTTTTATGTCGAAGAATTAGCTAATGGAGAAGCTTACGAAGGCAGAAAAGATCTCGGGAATACCAAAAAAGGTGATGGTAAAAGGTATAAAGGTAGAGGAGTCATTCAATTAACCGGAAGGGCGAATTACAGGAGGTCTGGTTCATATCTCAACGAAAATTTTGAAGGTAATCCACAAAAAGTCTCACCGAAAAATTCAGAACACAAAACCGGAGGTGGAACTAAAGACCAATACGAAAACGCAGTTAAGTCTGCTTTATGGTTTTGGAGAAAAGGTTCAGCTTGGGGCGATTTAAATGACTTTGCTAAAGAAATAGACTTAGACAAAGGTTTGTTTATTGGGAGTTTCGATCCATCAAGGCTTCCAGATAAAAACTCTGAAGCAAAAAGAAGGTTTAATGTTCGTCCAAGAAAAGGAGGAGCTTCTCAACCAAAAGACTATACTGGAAGATTTATTGTTGATAGTTTGGGTTTAGATAGAGAAAAGGAGGGGAAAAATCTTTTTATGTTTGAGCTCATATCGGTAGGTATAAACGGAGGGTATAATGGATTCAGGGATAGATTTGAAAAATTTGAGGAGGGTAGAAAGGCTCTTTTAGGTGACAACTACCAAGAACCCTTAGACGAAGACTTTGAAGGTAGTGTGTCCGGTGATGATCTAAACTTAGACGAGTTTTTCGAAGATGATAATATAGAAGATGATAATATAGAAGATACTAATTTTGAAGAAGCTATAGAAAATTCAGAGAATATAACAGGGATAACCAACATTTTTCCGCCTTCTATATCAATTGATACAATTGAAATAAAAAATGGACCCGATAAATCTTTTTATGATGAAGTAGGTAGGACTCCGCTTATTTACTTCAATGACGTTCAAATTGACCAAGTAGATAATTTTGTATTATCTTCTTTCGGCTTTTTACCCACAGTTAGATTTGACTTCGTCGATACATATTCTTATTTCGACAATTTAAGGTTTCCCGATGATGATGCTCGTTTGAAGGTGTTTTTAAGAGGTGATGATCCTATTTTAAGACCAATTTTCTGTGAATTTAAAATTCTTAAATTCATTAAAATAGGTCAAAAAGAATATTCTGTAGAAGGGATGTTAAACGTTAATTTTCTATATGTAACAAAAATACAAAGTTTTTCCAATTTATCTTCATATGATGTCTTTAAAGAGGTAGCTAGATTATCAAAACTTGGTTTTTCTTCGAACATCTCCCAAACAGATGACAATATGACTTGGATAAATCCTGGTAATAGAGTAATAGACTTTTTAAAAGAAGACGTATTAAATAGAAGTTACCGAAGTGACAGCTCTTTTATGTGGGGTTTTGTCGATTTCTATTATAATTTAAACCTCATAGACATACAAGAGCAATATGACTTTGACATTTCTGAGCAGAAAGGCATAACGACTGCTACCTTCAATAAAATCATTGAAGATTTAGGGGGTTCTAAACAAATTGGAACCACTCCGCTATTTTTAACTAACGATAGGTCAGCTTCGAAAAGCCCTTTATTTTTCGAAGAATACAAATTATTTAACTCATCTACTTTTAGATCAATACAAAAAGGGTATTCAAATCAAATAACTTACTATTCCCATAATGAAAAATCTTTTTTAATATTTGATATAGATTCAATAAACGATGAAAATAAATTAATATTAAAATCTGAAGACGATGACTTTTTAAAAGAGAATATATCCTTTAACTGGATGGGTAAATTAATAGAGGAAAACGCCCATGAAAATTATTTATATTCTAAAATTCACAATGATTTCAACTTAAGTGAAATGCAAAAAATAGGTTTAGAAGTGGTGATGCCTAACCTTAATTATAATCTCTACAAGTTTATGAAAATAAACGTTAATTTCACAAACCAAGGAATTCCAATGGTTAACCCTACATTCAATAAAAAATTAAGTGGAGAATATATTATAATTGATATTAAAATAACCCTCCAAGATGGTGTGATGAAACAAAAATTAATGTTAGTAAGAAGAGATCTTGGGTTTAGCCCAGAACAACAAAAAAATTAATGTTCATTTTTTGAGCATGGACCTCTACAATTAATATATACTATAATATGGCTAAAAATGGTTTTCAAAAATACAACTCTCAACAAATACTTAAGAACTTCTTTAAGGATAGAGAAACCTATAATTTTAAGTATGGTCTTGAATATGGGTTGGAGAATAGCTTATCTAATAAACAAACTGAAAATAGTTTATTTAATTTAGATGAAGATCCTACTGTCTTAGGATTTGATTTATACGTATTAGATAATTCACCTTTGTTTTTCGATGTTGATGAATATATTCAGTTTTGTAGTAGAAATAATATTTCCGAAGTCCAAAACAGAGAAGAGATTTACAATGATTTTTTAAACCAATTTGGGAAATTTTTCAACCAAGAAAATCCGGTTGGAACGTTTAAATCATTTAAGACCCATTACATAAATAGTATTAAAGGATTAGACACTTTAGTCTATAAAACTCCAGTGGGAGGAACAGGAATAGCAAAAAATGGTAATCAATTCACAAAATTCGGTAGTGATAAAGTAATAATTAATATGGCTGAAGATGTTGGTTTAAATGCAGGATATTTATCAAGTCTTTATAGAAATCTAATCTTCTCGAAGAAAAATGGAAGAGAATTAATACCAGAAAATCTACAAAGATTTGATATGGCTATAGTAATTTGTGAGGTTAGAAATTTTAATAGACTTGTCAATGAGGTAAAAAATCCTAGTGTAGACAGCATTAAAGTTTTCAATGAGAATGTGGATAGGTATATATTCACTCTTCATGAATGCCAGTTGGATTTTACTAATTACTCTTTCGAAGATGATATAACTCAAGCTGGTTTAGAAGCATCAAAGATGGGTTTTTCTAAAGGAATTAGTTTTGATATCTATTATAAATTTGTTAGTTATGAAATGGAAAAATTTCTTTTTAATCCTTCATACGATGATGGTGAGATAAATGACTCACCAAAATATATTAATGATCAAAGAAAAAAACCTACTACTAACCAAGTAAATTCACAATCAGAAGGAGAATTAAATAACCAGACTAACGCAAAGAATGATGATAAATATCCCGAAAGAGTTATTGATTTGAAATACCAACAATCGACTCTATCTAATACTGACCCCTTTAAAAGGTATGAATATGAGTTTCCTATGATAAACTCAGAATATAAAAGAAGTAATAAAGAAATAAGAAAACAAAATAGAGAAATAAGAGAAAACCAGGGAAATGCTAGAAGTGAAATCAATAATCTAATAGATTTTACCAATCAAAGATTACAACAAAGAGTTATTTCACAGCGATCTGAACTTATTAGTGGATTAGCCCAAGGTCTTAGAAGTGAAATAGGTTTAAGAAATATTCAAGCTCCAACTAATGTATATGCGCAAACAAACCTATCTAACTTCTTAATTGATAGAGCAAGAGATGTCGGTAACATAGCATTAAGCGATCTTTTATCATCGGGCGCTGGATTATTAACCGAGGGTTCTCAGAATTTAGAAAATCAATTATTTAACCCCGCTAATCAAGCAGCCAACAGATTAAAAGGACTTAAACCAACCCCTAATAACAGCCCCCTCTCGCAAAGAGGCAGCTCTGATATACCTAATGTCTATAAAAGGTAATTATCATTATTATGAAAGATTTTAACAATAAGAAATATTTAGGTGTAGTAGAAGATAACAACGACCCTGAAAGAAAAAATAGGTGTAGAATAAGGGTCTTTAATGTTTTCAGTGGTTTAGAAACCGAAGACTTACCTTGGGCATTACCACGTAAAGACTTATCGGGTAAGACCAGTAATCTTCCTCAGATAGGTAAAGTAGTTTCCGTTGAGTTTGAAAATGGCGATATTTATGTTCCTATTTATAAATATTCTGAACACTATAACCAAAATTTAGAAAATAAATTAACATCTTTAAGTGACGATGACTACACATCTTTTAACTCTCTTTTATTTGATGATAAGACTCAAATTTACGCTAATAACAGCGAAGGCCTTAAAATAGACCACAAATATAATAATGTAAATATAGAGGAAGATTCTATAAACTTAAATCTTAAAGATAATTTTGGTTCGGTGAACATAGGAACTGAAGATGCTGACCAACAAGCTATATTAGGCAATAATTTTTTAGATTGGTTTGACACTTTCGTTGATGAACTCTTGGGGAACTCGGGAGGTCCTTATTTTGGTAACATAGGAGCCCCTGTAGCTGTTCACCCGAACTTAGCTAAACATTTAGTTAAATATAAACAAAAAAGGGATGAGAAGTTTCTATCACATAATGTCAATTTTAACGACAATGGGTATGTAGATAAATTAGACGCTCCTTGGCAACCTATAAGATATGACAAGCCAGTTAGAGGTGACCAATGGAGGTCAACAGATGAGGAAAACAACTTATTTCAAAGTGGTGATGATGTTAGTTGGGGACCGAAATCTGGAACTAAAAAAACAACCCCATCTGGTAATTTAACTACGTCAGAAGAATTGAACGGGGGTGATGTTGGAACTTCAAACTTCGAAATACCTTCTGATGGTGCTACTAATGATGACGTATTGACATTGATAAAAGTTTTAAACGAAAAAAACTATAAGCTGTTTAATAAAAAATTTCAAATGAACATCATAGGAGTTAGATATCAATATGAAGGTCAGAAATATACCAATAAATTTGTTGATAAGTTATATGTTTTTTATAAAAACAACAAAGAACAGTGGGAAATAAAATCGTTTAAAATTTCAACTCTAGCTGGAACAGAAGTCCCTATAGATAAAGATAAATATAATAGATTTAAAGGAAATGTCTCGAGGGATGTTATAGGAACAAGAATATCAATGAAAAAGTATGCTCAATATTTAGGAAGAACAGGACTTGGTATTTTACAACCCTCACAATATATCAATTCATTTAAATTAGGGACTTTTCTTTCATATCCAGCTCTTAAAAGTATAGGTGAACAATTTGCTTACAGAGATTCTAACTGGGATTCAGATAAAATAACTTTTAGTAGCGAGGAAAAAGGATATTTTGGAATGCATATACACAGGGGTGCTCCTGGGGGAATAAATGTGAATAACTGGAGTGAAGGCTGTCAAGTATTTTCAAATCTTAAGTCGTTAAAGAATTTTGAAAAATTAATGAACTTACATATTGAAAGACATGGAAATAAATTTACCTATACGTTAATAACTTCAAAGGACTTTGAAAAAGCTGAAGAGGATCTATCTACTGCTACTCAACAACAAAAGGAAGATGCATCTCAGATTGAAAAAGATACCTCTGATAACGAAGAAGACAAAAGCCTTTTGGATAGATAGATCATCAGATGAATTTAGTGAAGGGATAGATAATATCTCATCTTTCCTTGGCTTTTGATTGGTATAGGAATTTAGACTTTAAGACTCTAATTTTCTTTAGCGGTTGAGTTGTTCACTCCTTGACATTTATTATTTCTAAATCAAAAGTTAGTGAATTTCCAGCTAAAGGATGATTGAAGTCTAAAACTACAGTCTCTTTTTTAACTTCCTTTAAGGTACAGTTAAACTTTTTACCCTCAGGTGTTTCACCTTTTATCTGAGATCCAATCTGTATTCCTTCATCAAGGTCTATTTTATTTTTTTCCAATTCAATTACGAGTTCTTCATTGTAATTACCATAACACTCTTCTTTGGGTAGATTAAACTTGTATAAACTTCCTTCAGTTAAACCTAATATATTCTTCTCGAAAGAAGGTAGCATAACCCCTTCACCCATTTTAAATTCTATTGGTTGTAGATCTTTATAAGTATTGTCTCTGATATTGTTATTTTGGTCGGTTACTTTGTAGTGAAATTTTACTTTAGATTTCTCAGATATCTTCTTTTCTATCATTTGTCAAATTTTTTTAATATTTCTAGTTCCTCTTTAGATAAGCTATCAATACCGCTCTTAGATATTTTATCTAATAGGTCATCTAAATCAGGTTTTTTAATGTCATAGACTTTTTCTTTGGAATCTTCATTGAAAAAATTCTTCGATACCAATACTTCGTTGTAATTAAATACATCTTGAAATATCTCCTTTTTTCTATCTTTTAAAATTCTATTATAAAGAAGTCTAAGTAGAGTTTTATTTCTCTCCCAATTATAACCAGTAATGGTATGGCCTGATAATTTTACGTTAACTAATTCTTTTTTCAAATCCAAAATAAAAGTAAAATCCTTAGATTGATGCATCAATTCCACTCTATCACCGTAACGCAATTTGAATTCTATTTCCCACCATGGAACATTAAGAAATTTTTTAATTATTTTTTGTTCTTTCTTTTCGACATTTCCACTAGGTTTATACATTAAAGAGAAAAAAATTAAAAAACAAAACCCTAAAATAACCCCTGATAATAACACTACTACGTATTCTGTATTCATAATTAAAATATTTTGTTTTTGTTTAGGGTTTTAAGCTAATATACAACTTTTTTTTGATTTGTTTAATTTTTTTTTTAACACAAATAGTCAAATTCTTAAAAATTTAAAAAGGTTTGGCAATGATAATTTAATATATATAAAAAAAATATTATTTTGAAAAAATTCACCCAAAAAATAAATGAAGACTTAAAACAGGAATTGAATATTGATAGCTATATAGAAGAGTTTCAGGACGAATTGATCCAAAAAATAGAACAAGAAGCGGAAAACCGAAATATAGATCCAGATGACATTTCTTCAAAGAAAGAATTAATTAGTTCTTATATTCAAAACCCAGACACCATTATAATCGGATTAGTTAATGATTCTGACTTATTTGATTTATACTTAAAATATGGAAACCAGATAGATAATATTCTAATTGAATTAGACCACTTCACCAAATCTCCCGCTGATTTAGGCTCTCAAAGTAGTTTGTATGGATATATGACAAAAAGTGTAAAATTATCAATAGAGGATGTATTTAAAAAAATGTTAGAAAGTGGTTCGGATTTGTGAACTACCAACCAGTCTTTAGTCGGTGGAGCATTTCATTATACAAATATATATATATACATACAATAAGATTCAACCTAAAATAAACTATGCCATCAAAATCAAAATCACAACAAAGGTTAATGGGACAAGCTTACGCCTATAAAATAGGTGAACTTAAATCCAAAGACATCGATCCTGAGTATAGAAAAAAAATAAAGGATATCTCTAAAAGTATGTCGAAAAAAGATTTAAGGGACTACGCATCAACCAAACATAAAAAGTTACCCGAAGAAGTCTCAGAAACAAAAATCTATTCGTTTAAGGAATTCTTAAGAAAAAATTAACAACTAACCAATTTTTTTTCTTCCTTGTGTTGAAGTATATTATCTCTATACCCGAGATCATTATCTAAGTCTATAGCTACCAAATTGTGATTTTCGTCTTCCATAAACTGCATCACATGGCAATCAAACCAGTAAATATCATGGGAACTTATTCGTTTCAATATCACGCCCATTTCTGTGACTAAAGGGAGTAATTCTGGGTTAGTTTTCCGGAAAAAATCGAAAATGATATTTTGATGATCTTCATTTTGTTTTAAAATACTATCCATCAGGTCTCCAATAATAGAATAAGAATTCCAGGGAAACTGATAATTTTCCTCGACGAAATCATTAAACATCTCACAAGAATCCTGGATAATTTTTTGGTTTAGAAAAAGTTGATCACTGAGGTATAACTTCTCCATGGTAAGTATCAAATATTTCTTACCTCCATAGAAAAGAATGTTTTCAGGCATAACACCTTCAGTGACATCATATGTTCTAACTACAGGTAAAGCCTCGGGATTTTCTTTTAACCAATTATAGAGATCACGGTCTTCGTAACAATAAGGTAGAAGCTTTACCATCTTATTATCAGGTGTTTCCCATAGAAACTGAGTTGAAGTAGTTATGTGTTTAAGTTCTTGATTTAGGACATATGACAGCCAATTTGTTACCTCTCTAATCATCTACAGTTTGTTTGTGTTTGTTATTGAGCAAAGATACGCCTTCCTTTCGACCCCAACAAACAAAAAACCACTGAGTAGCGAATTCAGTGGTTTCCATAACAATAACGGTCCTAACAGTTATCGTCTTTTAAATGAGGATATTATTATCTAATTACTAACTTTGTATTTTTTCAATTATCAATTCCAAATCTCCACTACCCTTTATAAGTCTATGGAAAACATTCTTTGGTATGAATTCTTTCTTTATTTTTTTCGGTAGCTGATTGTCTATCTGTAACATCCAATCACTTGTTTGAGGAGAACTAATTATTCTATCTTCTTTATCTCTGTGCCAAACGAGCTTTTCTTGTTTTACTTTTTCAGAAAAAGTTCTTTTGAAAATATTTTCACTTAACTTTTCCTCATTAAAAACTTTCTCCATCATTAATAAATTGATTATATTCTTTTATATACTTATTTCTTACTTTTTCTTTCCATTTTTGCAGCTTATCCATACGATAAGTCATTTCACTATTATCATACCCACAAGTGTGGCATAAATAAGGGTCTTCATCTTCAGGTTCTATTTTCCACTCCCAACTACACTTATCACATTTTACCTTTTTAGATAATTCCTCCTTAAGTGAATGTATCTCTTGATGTATTATATGGTCCATTAAATCCATTATAGATTCCTTTTGATATGATGTGAACATTTCATCTTGTTCATCCCATTCGTGGTATTTAACAGAAATTTTTTTAGGGTTAGAGAAATTGTTAACGAAGACACTAATATAATCGTCTGAATGTGTTAGGTTGAAAAATTGCTGTGTAGTGCCTGGCTTACGTTCGTAATCAACATTTAAAAATCCCATTAATGTTTTTATACTTTCTGTCAACTCAAATATATCGAGGTATTCACTAAACTTTTTATTCATCCTTTTAAAATCCATAATTATTTATTTTTTTTACCACCAAAGGGCGTCCATTTTTTCTTGGTCAGGGTTTATAATATGCCAATAACGAGGAAGTCTACAACTCCAGTAGCCCGGCTTCAACTTGTCGTCGTGTTTTGAGTCTTCGCATCCATGTCTTTTACTATAATTCTTTCTAGCTTCTGGATCGTCTAACTTAACCCTTAGGTCTTGACCCCCATCTTTAGCTCCGAAGGTAACTTTATTTATTCGATCTGTTTTAGG